GGACGGAGATCCTGGTTGTTCAAAGATTGTACGTAGATACCATAACCACTAGAGACACGGTTAATCTGATCAAGAACGTAAGATTCGTCCTTTGAACCTTGACGTGAGGCAAGGATAGCAGTACCATGAGCAACTGCTAAAGCAAACTCATAGTCTGCTTTGCACTTCTCATAGATATATTCACGACTGGTACGAAGGAGTTCAGCAAGACGATCAAGAGACTTGAAGTTAATCAGTTTCTTGAGATCAGCGTCACTGATACTCGCTGTATGACAAATACCCTCAGCAAGAGCGATATTTGTCTCAAATTGGCGTGTGATGCGGATTTTTGAAAGATCGGATTTGAACATTACAGTCATTGGAATGACGCCACCTACATGGGTGGGATTATAGAATGTGGAGTCTTTAGGGCGCTTCCTCTCCCATGAACCTAATATACACCAGTTGGAGGTCTGTGTCAACCCCCTAGTCCAGTCTGTTAACTGTCCCCAAAGATAGGATGGAGTTCTGTTTTTGCATGTAATGTCATGTTGATGTGTTGCTCCCATGCAACAGCATCATCTAGATTATAAAATACCGCCTGTTGTTTCGCTTGACTCTTCTTCTTGTTCTTCATCCACACAACTGCATACTTCATCCCAATACTCTCGAAAAACACATAAAGTTGACTGATAACGACCATGACGACATGATGGGTCAGGTCGATCGACATAACAAATAGTGATATACCTATCACTGATAAAGTCTACCCACCCTGTGGTGGCGTGATACTGAACCATCATACCACGAGTAAACTTCACTCGTCAACCTCTTCAAATGGTTGACGATTTTTGTTCTCTGGTTTAGGAAGACGGAACATCTCCTTGAGGTCATTCAAATCATTTAGTTGCTGTTGAATAGAATCAAGTCTCCTCTGTATCACATTAAAGTTATGATCAGTGTTGCTCTGGATTGTCAACATGTTTTCAACTGTTTGTTTAAAGTCTTCTTCAGTCATTAGTAGCGTTCAGGAATGCGGTGTTCTAGGTTGAGAGCAGTGTTGCCAGTCATGTAGTCTCTAAGAGACATAGCACGACAATATGCTTTCTTGTGGTATTCTATCACATCATCGACGCCAGATAGCATCTCTTCATGCGCTTGTCGTGCTGATACTTTATCATCGTTGAGATAATCATCGATCGCATTTTGCATACGATCTTTGCGCTGTTTTGAATACTCATGGTTCCAGTTGATTTCAGTTTTCATTAAAGTCTTCATTGCGACGTTTGTCAAGGTATTTGATGATCTCACTACGCCATTCTAGCAGTTCATGATAGCATTGCTGATCATGTGCGTCTTGACGTAGCTGATAGTCTGGTTTAAGAACGCTCTCGTAAAAGATATAGAACGCATCTTTACGTTTCTCGTGTTTTGTGGTACTCTTCCAATCCATGGGGTTCGACGGACGCTCTGCTACCATAGCACAGGTGTCAACCTGCTGTCAAGTCATCAAACGCATTTACTACATGATGAAGGAAGAAAATGTCCTTACACTCTCCATCTTGTCCGATCAAAAATTCAATATCAAACCAAGAATCGCCTGTCAATAATGATGCAGCAAAATCTCTTTGTTCATCAGTTAATAAATTTAATCCTTCAGTTCTATAAAACAGTTCTAAGAAACTATGTGCAATATCATTAGTATCATTAACAATTTCTCTTTTTTCTTTATCAATAGTGTTAAAAATATTATATTCAATTCTATATGATATATCTGTATTGTTTGTCTTTAAAATTACAAATCCTTTACAAAATTGACCTTGTTTTGCAGGCAATTCATTTACTTTTGCCAGAAAATCGTTTTCATACTCATGCAAGTCATATGTGTTATCAAACATGACAACACCAGTAAAGTCTCCATTTGTATCATAAGACGCACCACATAACCTAGTATATGGTGAATCAGTAACACTAGTCATTAAATCAATCTTAGATCTGATCCCATTGATTTGTTCAAAACCAGTAGTTCTAACAAATTTATTCCAGATTGGTTTCAATGTGTCCCATTGGATAGGATATCTTAGAAAGTATTCTATAATATCACCATCTTTATGTTCGATATGAACATTTTTATCAGTTTCAAGAGCGAATTCGTGAGTATATTCTTGATGAAAATCAAAAAACTTGTTCATCTTTAATTTAACTTCACCGTCAAGCACAGGAAGATATGCCGGATCTACCAGAGATGTATATCTCCTTGGCATGATCTCAATAGTAGATACTTTTTCTAGTGTAGTCAGACTATATTTGTCAATGACTTTATATCTATCGGAAAACATTATTCGTTATTCGCAATTATTTGTCCTTGAGCAGTGCATAATGAATAGAAGATATAATTCTCTGGTGTGGTTGTTGCCGCTTGACTATCAGGCAAATTACTCTCCAAGAAAAGCAAAGTATCATCTATATCATCAACTTCCATGAAAACATATTCAGAATTCTTCAATGCAGTCCACATATCAGTAGGTAGAATGTCTTTATACAGTTCATACGAGGCATTGATAGCATCAACATTACTGCTATTATTCCACCCATAAGATCTTAGCATTACAACTGCCTTACCTTTAGCAAGTGCATACTTTTCTAGAAAGTTATCAAAATAAAATACTTCGTAATTTGTGTTCATTTTAGTACGAGTTTCCAAGCAACTGTTTTACGTAGACCTGTGAATAATCTAGATGTTCCTTCTGATCTATGTGGTATCATTCCTGGGAATATTACAACTGAGTTAGGAACAAATTCAGTGTAATGGTATGTATCACCTAGATTGAATGCTGTTTTACCACCCCATTCTTGTTTCCAAATATCATTTGCATATAGAAGAACAGTTCTTCCTGAAGGATCATACCAATCTACATGGAAATTACCAGAAGTGCCATATGTGTGGCCATTGCAATAACAACCAGTGATAGCATATTTCTGATCTGTGCTCTCCATAATAATATTTAGAAGATAATCAGTAAAAAAATAATCACGCTCCAAGTCCATTATCCAGAATGGTGTGTTAAATTCTGATTTGTTGGGATGATCATCAGGAAGTGAACCATGACCCCATCTCCATCTTGATCTGTTCAGGTAATCTAAGATGACTTTATAGTCTCCAACATCAAAGAAATCATTATAAACAACAATATCTTCTTTAGAAAAAGTTTCCATGTTCTCTCACCAAGTTCATTCTAAATCTATCAAGTCTACCAAGTACATCTCTAGGTACTCTATCATGAAGAGAGTCTAAGTATCTACCATAATCAACAACCCAATCTCGTGTGAAAGAGTCTTCTATAGTAGACTGCATCCAGCAACAAAATACTTTTCTTGATCCAGATGTAATTTTATTTACTCTATGAACAAGATTTGGTGGATATAATACTGCCTTACCTGCTTTATATTTTACAGGTACTTCAGTGTCTCCTATCTGTATCACTAATTCACCACCTTCATAATCATCGTTAAGAAAACATGTCATACTATAATGAGCATTAACACCACCGATAGGATTGTTATCTACATGATTTGAGTACACTCCTCCAGTAGGATATTCTGAAAAGTATATCTGTGATGGACATTTAATCTGATATGTACTCATTTTTGCATAGAGAAGTTGTATGCAATAATTATTTAATTCATTATATCCAGGACCATTATATGCACTATTACATACTTTATCAATAACTTTACCTAGATTACTAGATCTGCCGTCTTCAAATTGTAGATGATTAAAGTAAGTATTAATATATTCAAGTTGTGCATCATCTAAAAGATCAATTTCATATATCATTCATCAAGTTCCGAGTCGTAAACATAGAATTTCTCCCAATCTTCAGGAAGGATAATATCTTGAATGCCCATAAGTTTCATCATATTTTTCACATCATTACTAACTTTCCTGTTAACAATTTTATGTCTGCTAGAAAGCATATACATGTTTTCTTCTCTTTGATGAAAGAAGTCCGTAGATGCTTCAGAATCATGCTTAGTCCACTGTATGGGGTCATTAACGTCCATATATTCAGGTGCATCAGTTACACCATCTTCTAACTTACCGTTTGGATACTTTTTAAGATAGTTATTTGGATCGATTGGCCACCTCAATTCATAAGTATATTTGAAGAAGTTTAAACCAGATCCACCAAATCTCTCATCTTCTGGTTTGAGTAAAGTTTGTGTGCGAATCCACTTTCTCCAAGCAATCCATCTTGCTCTTTCGCCATCATATTCTTCTTCAATATCAGATAAAACTCTCCAATCAGAATTGATAAGCATTTCTCCTTTTTGTCTCTTAAGTTTCCAATACCTTTTCTCATAAAGAAGAACTTCCTTGTCAATCTCCTTGACAATTCCCTCGACTTTTATGTTCTTTAGTTCACTGACAACATAGAGGAAATTGTGGCATTGCTTACAAAATTCTTCTGCTTGTTCAACAGTTGCGCCATTAAAACTATAAGTGCTGTAATAAGTTGACTCAGTTTTAAAGTCATACTGCATTTTTTGTCTTTGACAAAAATATGTTCCATCACTGTATAGTTGGAAGAAATCCAATTTATCTTTGTCAGTATGCCAAAACTCATCAACAACATTAGATAAAAATTTCTCAATAAGATCCTCATCAATTTCTTGTTTTTGACCTAAATGTACAGCAAATTTGGTAGTATTAATACCATCTATGCGAGTAATTTCAGATTGTGGTAATATCATCTTATTGATGAAATCAATTTCGATGAGCAGTTTTCTAGATTCCATAGGAGTTTAGCGAAGTTTGATATACCATCCTGTTATGATATATTTATCTGTAGTGAGAACTGTATTACCTTTATGTGCATGTGTAAATCCACCAGGCCATACAACAACAGTACCAGCAGTGGGTTTAATTCTACGTCTTTGATACATAAATTCGGTTTCACCCTCACCATCTGGCATATCATTTAGATATATCATCCAAACAAGTTCTCTGTATTGATGTGGTACATCAGTATTTTCATGATGCCAAAGATGATAACCACCACCAGGGGGAGTTTTTTGCATCTTAATGTCAGTCGAAATTAAACCAACCTGTTTCAATGATTGATATTGAGTCATATAGTGTTTTAAACACGACTGAAGGATACTATTAACTTGTTCTGCACGCAATCTGTTAGAATAATCTAACATAAAAGCAAAATCTTTTCTGTTTAAATCTCCACCATAAAATTTTGAGGAATTTACAACACTTTCTCCTTCTTGAGTTAACTCAGCATCAGGAGAGTAAGTACATGCACTATCAATTACCTGATCTGCATGTTCAATCAATTGATTGCATAATGGTTTAGGAAGAAAGTTTGGCCAAACACCAATAAAATCATTAAATTCTGATTTTGTTAATTTTGGATTTAACATCAATTCAAGTGGTCTATAATCTTCAATCATGTTATATTGTAATAATTAATATGCTTTGATAATGTATTTAGATTTGTGGAATGGGGTCAGAATTGGAACTTGTCTTTGTGGTCTCATTATAACATCAGGGAATGGTCTTTTGAAAGCACTAGAATATTTAAATATACCTTCAGTAAGATCCATAAAAATATCACTCTGAGTGAAATTGACATTAATTTGTGCAGCTGCACCACCAGTTCCTGCATCGCCAGCTGCAGCAACTTCAATTATCCTATTACTACTTGAAGCAAAATCATTCCAGTATTGAGTGGAAAGTATATCTCCCACAGAATAACCAGAGCCAGCATTTAGAATCTGATCAACACGTATTCTAGTATCGTTTCCAACACCACCTGAAGGAGAAGGCCATGCTTGATATGTGATTCTTAAACGCATACCAGATCCACTGCCACCAAGCATATCTTCATCCCTGGTTTCTTCGTCAGTTGCACTAGTCCACTCACTAGCACCAGCTTGTCTATAAGACCAATTACCAGCACCCCCTGGGAAAAATATTCCACCTGAACCATCACCAACACCACCACCCCCTGGTACGCCGTTGCCATTTTCGTCAACATATCTATTAGACCACCATATATTAAAGGTTAGTAAAGATCCAGCAATTCCACCACCTAGACCAGATCCAAGACCATTAGTATTAGAACCTTCATCATTTAAATTACCACCAGTAAAATCTGCTTGGATATTAGTAACAGGATTTTCAGTTAGCAAATGACGGTGTGTTAATGTTTCCGTACCAGTTGCAGTAGAAAGATAATTATCAATTCTAAATGTTGATGGTTGTGTATCAAATACGCAACCCCAGTTTCTGCTAGAACCCTGAGTACGGGGTGCTGATCCTGTCTCTGTTAATGTAGCACTTGCTAATGGTGCAATAGGAGATAACCACCATGTCAAGAATTCAATATCAAACTCGTCGTCATCAGAAGTATCACCAAAATCAGATGATTCGAGAGGTGAAAAGTCAATGGAGAATGTTGGTGGTTCTTCGTTTACTGGGTCATTAGAAGGAAAATTTGCTCTAACCCATGTTTCATATGCTTCTTCACTACCCAAATACTTGATAATTTCCTGCTTGAAATTTCTCAAAGCACTAAGCCATTTAACCCATTCTTGCCAAATTTCTTCAGAATTCTCTGCTGATGCTGTACTATAACTAGCTTGTGAATTTGTGCCCATCAATCCTCTAGAAGTTCCACCCCATCTAAGTAATGGATCACCACGATCACTTTCAGTAACTGCAGATATGTACATATGATCATGTTGCGGCACACCTACTTTAACTGATGATAAAGGACCAATTTGTGCAGTTACAAATCCATTTGGATTTACTACAAAAGCAATAATTTCAGTTATAGTGCTCAATCCAGATAGTCTAACTGTTCCCAAAGAGAAATAATCACTATCTAAACTTCCTGGTTCCAATCCAGCATCAACACCTTGGACCTGATCTAATGGTTGAGATCCACGAGAACCAATCTTATTAAAATACCAGAATCCACCCTCAGATCCTGGAACATCAATTCCACCAGTATCTGTTGGCAATGCAGCAGAGTTTCCTCTTTGGTTATCAACTGGTCCAATACCACATATTCTTCTATTTCTATAGTCAGGAAGATTAAAATTAGATCCAGATCCACCATAACTATATCCAATCACATCAAATAGCATAAAATATTGAGTAATATCTAAACTCTGACCTTCACATTTAATAAATCCTGGATATCTAGAGCTTAAATCTCCATCTAGATCACCATAATTATCGACACCTTCTTTTAGGATTGGTAAAACTGTTCCAATAGAATAACCATCTAGTTTAGGTTCTGTATAATAATCACCAGCATTGCTTGGATTTGAACCTGCTGCTATCCATGCTTCCGTATCAAAAGAAGAATTTTTCTTACTATACCAAATTCCTACATTTGATGCTGATGGAGGTACAGTTACATAAGTTGTTACTTGCCATTGAAATTGATTAGGATTACCAGTTCCCAATTGAATTGTTGTTACTTCTGGAGTGCCTAGTTGATCTGCTGCCTGAACAACAACATAGAAAGTAGAATTTACAAGAGGGTCAAATGTTCTTGGACCAAGTATAGGAGTGTCATAATCAATAGAGATTAGAGCATTATATCCTGCTACACTTTGGATTGTAATTGGTCGATTGATGCCAGTAACAGTAATAGGATTACTTGATACAAATGATGATGGAATTTGATTGTTTTTATTAGGTGGTGGAGACCAATCTGCATCAGTATCTGGTCCAGCACTAGTTTGTACCTGCCATGTTGAAATAGTTCTATCACCAACTTTAATTTGTAAACTTTTTGTATCACTAAATGCTGCCGACGATTGGAGGTAAATGCGTATTGTATCTCCATTTTCTACTGTAGTCGGAAATACACCAATAGATCCAGTATTCTTTTTGATACGTACAAGAGATGCATCTGTAGATACAACGGTCACTGGAACAGATATACCAGATCCAAGTCCTGTAATTCCACCAAGAGGTCTTATTTCTGACCCAATTAATGTATCTTCAATAGCACCAACAATATCCGGGAAAGAAAAACTATTTGGATTTTCTGATGGATTGACTCCTGTTTTTACTGTCCAATCACTACCATTTGCTTCAGTACCAATACTGAGGTTAGTAGTTAGTGGAGTAATTGGATTAGAGGAAGACAACATTCTAAGTTGTAAATAATCACCATTTGCAACCGTACCGGGAGCATTAGTAAATGTTGCACCACTTAAAACTTGGAATCCATTAGCATCAGTTGTTGTATTTCCTGTACTAGAAACTGCCCACTCGCCAGGAGATGTTAAAATAAGATCTGCATCAGCAATCAATCCCTGAAGTCTGATAACTTCTGGAGTATAACAATATGTGTTTGAATCTTGATCATCTAAATCTGTAAAATCAGGGAAAGGATTTGGTTCATTGATAACTCCTGCCCTAGTAAAAATTGTCCATACTTCATTGGAAGTACCAATAACAAGCGTCAATCTTGTAGGTGATACAATAAATTCAGAAGATCTGGCACGTACTTGAATTTTTGCACCATTTTCTACAACCTGTGTTCCATCACCTTGAATCCATGGACCAAAATTACCATTACCAAGAGGGTCAATACGCATCGCGTATATATTTTCATTTCCCGAGACATTACATCCCAAGAAAAGAGATGCTTGTGTTCCTGGTGTTAATCCAGTCAAAGAAGTAGTTGGAGCTCCATCTGGTGGATTAAATACTACATCAGTAGTAAATAAAGTGCTCAATTCAGCACCAGGATCTGCAGGAATATCTGTAAAAGGAAATGGATCTGGAGTAAAATCCTCAGGAATAGTGGTGAGCAACCAGAATTGATCTAGATCGCCAATACGAATAGTTACCGTTCTAGTAGTATCCCATGTATTAGGAGCTTTGAATCTAAATTGTAAGAATTCACCTTCAGCAACATACAACGGTTGTCCATTAGGTGCGAACGAATATGTCATTCCTTAGTCTACTATTCCAATAGTATTATTTATTGACTCAAATTTGTCTTATCTGTTTCCAATCGTTGTTTTTATCAATATCTACATTGATTGGCCAATCAGATAGAATCTCTACAGGAATATCAATACCATTGATCTGATAAAACTCACTCAGAATTTCAGACTCTGGGTTTATAACAGGAACTTGATCTTTGAATAAATCTTCTGATTCTTCAATTACCAGATTATCTGGAGTTTCATCAATTACAACAGCAATTGTGTTTTGTAATATAAAACTTCCACCATTACCATTTGCAGTGAGTTTAACAACATAAGATCTAGGACCATAATCATCCCACACTACCGGAATATTTTCTATTCCTGATGATTTACCTAATGCTGTTTGTCCTGCCTCTGCAGTTCCTCCTAGTGTTAAATTTATTGTTTGATGTAAAACTGTATTTCCTTGATTGGGACCTCTATCATATCCTGATTTAAATACTTCTAATTTTAACTCAGTATTTGCATAATAAACTTCGTATTCCACATCAATAGTTGCTACACCGTAATTAATTGTTAATGGTGTAACAAATTTATCTGCGCGTGGTTGTTCATATACAGTAATTGTTACTGAAGATTCAGGATTAAATGAAACCAATTCCGAATTTCCAGTATTATATCCTTCAGCTCTATATGTTGTTGTAGCTGTAGGAGTAACAGTACTGTTACTCTCAATATTACCATTACTAATATCTGCATTAGATGGCCATCTAATAGCATTTAGATCACCAGCAGAATACCATTCCAAATCAACAGTTCCGCCTAGGATAATAGATACGACAGAAGCAGTGAGATATACTTGAGGGTAAATAACCTGGACTGTAGTAACCCGACCTCGTGTTCCATTAGAACAACCACCAGTAGTACCACCGCTAGTTCCTGCAGAACCAATACTTAGGAGAGTTTCAAGACCAGCAGTAAAACCTTTTGATTCCAATGTTGCCCGAGATATAACACTAGAACTAATATATGCACCGCCACCACCACCTCTACCTCTTGCACCTATTTTAGTACCAGTGGTTGTAATAGCAAAATCACGAATATAAGTATTTCCACCACCTGAAGTTTGAAACCAAATTTTCATTCCATATTGACTTTTACTACCAACTCCATTTAAACCATATGGTCCACCATTTGTTCCACCACCAGCAGCTGTTGTTCCAGATGTAGTAATAGTATAAGACCAATTGTTATCTATATAAGGACTGGCAAAAGAAAAACCATAATGTTTACCACCTGCAGGTGTAGTGCCATTTATACCCTCAGCAGTTGGATTATAATAGTCCATTATAATATCAGCAGTGGAACCTGATGACGAAAAATTATGCACATCAGTTTCGTTGTTAAAAACGTGATAAGAAGATGAATAATATGTATTATTTCCATCAGATCCAGCGCCACCACTTCGACCTTGAGAAGATCCACCATTGCCACCAGAAGGAAGACCACCACCAGAACCATCTGCTGTAGTGAAAGAAACACCAGTACCATCCCAAAAAGATCCTAGTGAAGATACTCCTCCCGAACTTGCACTATTTTTTCCACCAATTCCTCCCCCCGTACCACCAGTTGCAGAAACTCCCAAAAAACTAGTTGTTCCACCACTAGTTCCTGCAGTAGCAGTCAATCCAGCATTAGCCTGAACATTTTCTCCACCTCCGCTTGCGCCAAGCATAGTGAATTGTAAACTATAGACATAAGTGTCTACAACAATACTGCCAGAATCCTCAACAACTGTTGTTAGTGGCATTTTAATCTATTCCTACACTAGTAGTATTTAGATTTGTCTTACCTGTTGCCAGTCGTCTTGCTTATTGATATCTACATTGATTGGCCAATCAGATTTGACTTCTACTTTAATATCAACATCTTCAACTTCATAAAACTCACCTAAAATTATAGAATCTGGTGTTACAACCGGAACCTGATCTTTGAATAAATCTTCTGATTCTTCAATGGTCATATTGTCTGGTGTTGTATCAACATTAATAGGGACTGTAAACGTTTCGGTAATTGACCCACCACTACCAGTAGCAGTAATAACATAACTTATGCTAAGTGGACCTCTATCAGTATAAACAATATTTGTATTATATGTTCCACTATACGAAGAGTTAGGTCCAAATTCAGCAGAAGATGCTGTATTTAAACTTGCATTGCCGGTAGTATCAGGAACAAAATCGTAATTGTAAGTAGCAGACAATGTCACTGATGTATTTGCATAATCTCCTTCATATTCAATTGTTGACTGCTGACCATAATCAATTGCTGCTGGATAATTTACAATTAAAGTTGGAGGATAATATACAATCAATACAACAGATGCAATTGGCGAAGTTCCACCAAGACCAGTAACATATCCACTATATGTTGTAGTGACAGATGGATTAACAGTTGAAAAACTGGTTAAATTAGCATTTGTAATACCACCAGATGTCCAATACAAAGTATCGCCATCTCCTGTCACAAACCACGAAAGATTTGTACTACCACCAACAATAATAGATACAACATCCAAAGTAAGTACAAGCACTGGTGGGATGTAAACAGTAATATTTACGATTGCAGTATCAGTGTTTAATCCGCCAGGACCAATAACTGTTAATTGATATTGTCCACTAGATTGAGGAGAAATTACAATCGATCCATCTGGGACACCAATAGAACCAACACCCTGATCAATACTTCCAGTAATAGAGAAATTTGATGTCCATGCTAATGTAACATTTGCTCCCTGAATAATAGCATTAGGAGTAGCAGTAAAACTAGTAATTTCTGGAGATCCTAGGTTATATCTTACCCTAGCCCACCCATTACCATAATTAGCTGTTCCTGTATCAAAATTAAAATTACAATAACTGTTGTCAAAACTTGATCCGCCACCTTGTCCTGCGTATCCACCTACATTATTATCTAATCCAAACGCTCCACCATCACCACGGGGACGAGCACCAGCTCCACCACCACCACCGCCGCCGCCACCGCCATCAGTCGGGCAGTCATCACCTTGATCACCATTTTGAATACTACTCAAACTTCCATTGTACAATCCTTTTCCTGCCTGGCCAGTATTACCAACAGCATTTCTATTCCAAGAAGCACCACCGCCACCGGCACCACCGCCTACAACAGCAACATATCCATTCTTAAGAGAGTCGTAAATGCCGCTGGCACCGCCGCCACCGCCACCGCCACCAGAGCATCCAGAAGGACCACTACGACCACCTCTTCCACCAATAGCAAGATTAGAAGATCCACCACTACCCGATCCACTATTTGCTACACAACCAAATCCATTTGATCCTGCATTACCTAATCGTATAGTAAATGTTCTTTCAACATAATCGGGAAAATAAAAAATTGCTCTTCTACCAGAACCTCCACCACCACCAGAACCACCTGAGTCAGTACCACCAGTACCACCACTTCCTGCTGATATATCAGCAGTTACGTTGATTGCCCATGGGGGAATATATGCAGTACCATCGGAATAAAATGTAGTGTCGTAATCAGTTATACTAGGATCTGGTACAACAACATTTACATCAAAACAAACAGTCGAACTAATTCCACCATTACCAGAAGCAACAACACAGTACTGAGTACTATTCTGAGGATAAACTAATGCTGTACCATTAATATTTGTACTAGTGGGCACAGGAGTGCCATTTGTCCATTGTATACTAGATGCATCTCCTGTCGTAGCCCATGTTAAA